TCGTAGCGCACTATTAAAGTCAATAGAAGCGGACTTGGGCGACGTGTTTGCGGAACGTCTGTACAGTCTTGCAAATGCAACTAAGGAAGGCGTCGGTTTCTATCTTCCTTATTACGCTGGTTATGCCTACGATTCAATTATGAACAATGATACTTCAGAGTACACCGACGAAGGTAGACAAAAAGAGTTAATCGAGTTCCGTGATAACTTCCCAGCATTTGCGGACAGACAGACTGTAATGAACGACATCTTGCGGGAACAACTTCGGTTGCAGCTAGGGGATCAGGAGTTTGATCGCTTGGGTCTAGGCAAAAAAACAACTGTCGACGGTGTGGAACAGTACGAGGTAAACTTTGTTGGTGAGCAGTTTGCTAACGACATGTTCGAAGAACTATTCAACATGCAGTCGGTTCCCGGCAAGTTAGCAACACTCATAGGAGAGAACCTCGCAGCCTACAACGTGTTTAAGGCTCCGTTTACTTTTCTAGGTAGTGCCTACCGCTCTGTACAAAGAAATATCAAAGCAGCTTCAGGACAAGACGTACCGTTTAAGTTCTTGAGCACAAGCGATCAGGCGGTTGCCGTTGCCACTGCCGCACAAACAAGAAACGTGCCAATTGCGAATGCTGCAATACAACTTGCTGACGAGGCTAAGTACGCTGGCTTTCTGACCAAGTGGAGACAAGGATCTCTTGCACAAGTGCTAGCAGGTAGAGCAGGTGCTTCTGAACTCGCTGTAAAACAAACTGCACGGCATGAAAAGATAGTAAACCTGCAGCACAATCTGATTCGTGCGGAGAAGGTTGGCGACGACGTAAAGGCTGCATCGATCACACAAAAGTTAAATAGGGAACTTGCTTTACAGAACTGGGCAAGTGTTAAGCAGCTTGCTCCTTATGCACGGGAGTATGGCTTCAGTCCTGTCTTCGATACTACGATGGCTATATCCCAGCTTATCGGCAGAAACATGTCTGAAAATCCTCAGATGGGGGAACTCTTTGGTGTTGGTGCTATGCTTGGTGGCTACGCCATAGGAAAGCAACTATTTAAACTAGATAGAGTTTATTTTGTAAGTTCGGCTCTGTCACAGACTTCGTTCCGTGCTAAAGTAGCTACAGAATCTTTTGTGGGTGCCGCTTTTACTTTGCTAGGGGCAGCAAATCGAGGACGGGGTGAAGGATGGTTGGTCAATCCAAACCTAAAGGCAGTCGTAGACATGCCAGCCGAAGCACGAAAAAACCTCACTACGGCAGAACTATATGCCTTTGACGTATTTACAAAAGGGCTTATATCTGCAAGCGGTAGAGAGTTGGCTGCAGGTGGCACTGACTTTACAGATTCTATGCTAAGAAATTTATCTGATAGTTTTGAAGATATGGACGAAGTTATTAGAATTTTACCTGCAGCTATGCGCGATGAGGCTCGTGCGGCTCTGAAGATGACAGTAGGCCAAGCAACTCAAATGAATTTCTTTTTCAGTATGGCTGCTGCTTTGGACGCAAGCACAGTATCAGTAAAACCAAAACAATTTATAAGAGTACAGCAGCAAGTTAGAGAAAAGTTAAATGCTCAAGTTGAGGCTGATAAGCAGATAGCTGCTATGGGTCTTGCTGTAGATAGAATGGATCGCATTATCCTAAGACTAAACGAGTCGGGAGATCCTGCACAGATAGAAGCTGCAAACCGCTTAGAGGTTTTATCTAGTTCTTTCAAATCTGCGTATGCAGAAGGAAACAGACAGCAGAAGCTTTTGAGTGGTCGAAACCTAGAGCAAGCACAACGACTCATTGAAGATTTAGCTAGCCCTAATCTTTCTATAGGTGCTAGAAAACAAGCCATCCTTTCAGATCAGGTAGACGACCTGATTGAAATGATAGGTGCTACTGAGGCCAGATTTACGGCTGAAGTTGATAAGTTTTCAGGTACAACATCTCGCACAGGTATAGCTGCTGCGTCAACGGATACGGCATCTACACAAGCAGCAGCCGTAAAAGTTGCCGCTATAACTGCTAATCAGGCAGTAGGAAAACTAACTGATGCTGTTATAACAGGCGTAGAGAGTTCGAGACTGCCTACTAATGCAGCAGAAATCATGGCAGGTGCAAGTGATCAGATAATGCAGATCACAAAGCTAGCAAGAAGTGACGCACGTATAGTTGTAAACGCAGAATACGAAAAGATATCTACGACTGAACCTATTGAATTTGATACTGTAGCAACAAACATACTTCAAGTTTTTCAGGCGTACCGTGTAGACCAAGCAGGTAGCATTGCTAAAGCAGCCAACCCTGTTTCAGCAAAAGCATTTGGCGGTACTGCCGGAGTTCGTATGATGCAGGGCATGAACAATGCTGCAACTAGAGGGATGAAAAAACTATTTTCTAACGAGTCGGTTTTGAAAGCTTTGGGCGACGACGTAGGTATGGATTTTAATTCTGCAGACGACGTGATTGCTTACTTTAAGAATGACTACTACGGTACAAACTCTACAGTTCTTGCGGAATTGGGCGTTCAGTCTGGTGATCAGATATCTGACTTACAGCTTGCATTGAAGATCATCAGCGACGAAGGATTATCTATGAACGCACGTAACCTGTCGTTTATTGCGTCGCCAAAAGAGATGGAAGATTTACGGCAGGCAGCTAACCAGCTTATAAAAAGCAACAACGATGACAAGCAAAACATCGGGCGGCTGGTCGTATCTAGCATAGATGATACCCTAGAAAAGTGGGGAAGCACACTGAATGTAGATGACTACAATCAGGTAGCAAGAGCACGTACTCTTTCACGATTAGAAGCACAAAGGTTTGATGAAGGAACTTTTGGCTACGAAGTAGAACGTATGACAGCCGGTGACATTGATATTATTGCTGGCGGTGGTGATACCACACAACTTACAAAGGGGGGAAGACAAGTCGTCGATTTATTGAAGCCCTTGATCGATAACATTGTTAATCCCGGACCTAACTCTACTGCAATTGTAAAAAGTCAATTAGATAGACTGTCTACTACTTTCGCATCCTTATCTCCTTCGTTAGCAGATAACATCCTAGTCGCAGGAGTGGACGGTAAAGTTCGCATACCAACTGCAGGTGAGTTGTCCGAAGCTACCTTCAAGGTAATGGACCTAGAAGGTTTTAAGAAGCTACAGGCAATTATCGGAACTTCTATAAAGAATGAGTTTCTTAGAATCAGCGGCATGGAAAAGGTTCAACAAGTCGTACGAGCGTCTGCAGGTTCTATAGTAGTCGAAACACCTATGATACTAAACGCTGCTGATATGCCTAAAGCCATAAAGGTACCAGAGCAGTTTGAAGGTGACTTAGCCGCTTACCTCGAAAGCATCGAAGACGCATTTACATTCATGGTAAAAGACGGAGACAATCCGCCTGTAGCTATGAAGCTGTTTGACACAGACGACCTTCTCACTGCAGATAGAGATGTTGTAACCATTGTCAATCTTTCTAAAGAGTATCAGCAGACACATGCGGACTTGTTGAGCGTAGCTAAAACTGCACAGTCAGAGATGGGCACTACAGAGGCTGCGATAGCTGACCTTGCTCTTGAAAGTTTGAGTCAAGTGCACAAGTCTTCGAAGACAACTGTGGGACGTGAGTTCTTTGACAAAGTAATCATGTCAGGCGATGCAAACGAAGTAACAGCATACTTGACCCGAACTCAAGCTGCCATCGGCGCAGATAACATGGTAAACACAACTCAGGCTCTGTTTACAGAAGTATTAAAGTCTGCAGGAGATTTCAGTCGGGGTCGTCGTACAGTAAAGATGTTCGACGGACAAGAGGTTCCAGTAGACTCTTATGATAGACCTGATATTGTATTTGCGCTTATAGACGATGCAATAGAAGGTACTAGCAGAGAAGGAAGAAACATAAGGGCACTTGCAGATGCTGCAGGTGTAGACGAATCCCAACTAAAAACACTTCGCGCTATCTTCCGCCTAGCTACAAAGACAGAAGCACCTCGCCTCGTACGTGAAGCCGAAGGTAACTTACAGCAGTCTACAAAAGGATTTACCTTAGACAACACCCTGTCAAAGGCGTTTAACCTTGCTCGTGGCATGGTCAGTAAAGAGTATGTAGCTGCAGAAGTTGCCTTGAGGTATGCGGCAATGGGCAAGGGTCGGATGGTGTCTATGATACTAAAAGACAAACGGTCAGCAGAGATCATCTACAACGTGCTAAAAGATGAAACACGAGTAGTAGAAGATGATGCGCTATATCTAGCACAAAGCATAATGAAGTTTGTTGCAGGAGATTTGTCTAGATCGGGTGTTAACTTTGACACACCAGTAGCAGACAAAGAATACATTGAAAACTACTGGAAAAGTCAAGGGATTATATTTGACTTTGAAGAACCACAATAGGAGAGGACTATGAAGTCGTACTACTCAAGAAAAGGAATGGCATATGGCGGCGGTGTTCGCAAGCCAATGGCAATGGGTGGCATGATGTCCGCCCCTAAAGCACAAAAAAACGGGATGCAAATGGCTATGAACCCGATGCAACCCGCTCTTAAAATGGGTAAGACTATACCCTCTACGAAGGGCGATCTTGATAAGGATGGTAAGATGTCAGGCTATGAAAAGGCCAGACAAACTGCGATTCAAAAGAACATGGGTAAGAAACGAAAAGCCTAAATGTAGTTTCGAGATTTGTCCAACATCTCGTTCCCCATCGACCTAATATACCGAAGCAGGGATGCTATAGAGTGTGCACCATCATACTCTGGCATCCCTGTATTTATTACAGCTTCTAGCTGCTCCGGCTGGACACCATCCATGTTTATCTCTACGTTGCCGTCTTGTTTTAAATATACTGTGAATTGAAACAGATTAGCTTTGTGCTGTTTTGCCATTGACGTTCTCTAGTTCTTGTATTGCTAGGTTGTAACAGTCGGCTCTAAATGTGAAACCGTTAGTCGGATCGACATCCCCTCTGTTATATCGTGTAGCCTTTTCGTAGAACGTTTCCTTTGGAATCTCTCCCAAGATCCAAGCCTTGCTATGGTCTGTGAGAATACGAACGAACACGTAGCTGTCGCAGTCTTGCTTCGATCCGTGTGCAGCTACAGAACAGTCGTAGTTTGGTGCTGGCGTGGTATTACACCGCTTGGTCTTTACGTCTACACGTCGGTTTTGTACCAAGAGATCAAAGTCCTTGCTGTTGACAGGTTCGCCACCAGCGTAGTCTTCTACGATTATTTCTCCGATTGCTCCAACGACATTACTAAGACTGCCAGTGATGCTGCCCTGTAGATTACCTACAGAGGCAGCTTTCTTTTTGGCACGAGCAAGTATATCAGGCGTTATCTTGATTTGTATCATCTTCTTCTCTAGGTAAATATACTAAAACAAACGAGCCACAGTTCGAACAACTGAGATTGGTGACCATAGAATGATCTGGATCATCATCCGTATCATGGTCACCACCCCAAGTCAAGGCATATGTACAGTACCAACAATTCATGCCGCGTTCAAGTCCACTACTTCACAGACTCCTGCTGAACAAGCCAACTCACGTGATCCGCTAGTGTTGTCTTCTTTTTCGAAATCAGTTAGCTTTTCCCAATCAATGCGTACGTTTTTGTAAGTCTGCATCCATTCACTGTACTCATCCACGTCGATGTCCTGATATGGAGGCTGTGGATAAACGAAATCATTGAGCGGAAAAAAAGAGACACCTGACGCAACATCAAAGTTCTCGTAAACCCACGCACCAACTTCCATCCACTCATGTTCCTTGACGGTAATAGATACAGACGGTTTGTGTTCACACCAATGTATAGCGTAGGTCTTCCAGAGTTCTAGTTGCTCAATAGCTGTCATCTGAGTTCGTGTGACGGCACCGTCGGGTGCCTTTGTTGGAAACGAAAAGACAGTCGTCATGTCCGGCTTATTTACACAACGTTCATTATGTACACCAGATTCAATTAAGAATTGCGTCAGGGGGTCTTTGTTATCACCACGAACAGTGCGGATATAATAGTCGTTGTGTCGTGCGTGAATGCCACTTGCTGCATCTACCAACTGCGATACGGTTCCTGATGGCTTGACGCAGGTTATTGCTGCGCTAACAGGAATACCAATCTCTTCTGCAAAAAGTCGGTTTGTTTCGATAGCGGTTTCCCGCATTTCTTCGAGCCAACGCTTGCTATCCACGTTCTTTGAAAGAACAGGATGATCCATGATACCTGTCAGAGACACACCTAACAAACGTTCTTCTTCTGTGTTGTCCTTCCATATCTTCCTCAAGTATTTAAAGTCAGTCAAGGTAGACTGGAGGGTTCCCAAGATGGTTGCCAAACGTACCTTATCTTTTAGGTCTTGCAGAGAGTCGGTTTCACGAACAACTACCTCTGACAAGTTACAGAACTGATATCCGCGTAAGATGATCTCACTGCACGGGTTGGTTCCCCACATGTGACCTGTTTCACGGCGACCATTACGAGCAACCTGCTTGTCGGCTGCTTCACGATTGAACATACCACGCTCACCAGACTTGCTGTCATACAGAGCAAGCCACTCACGCATGAACGTACCCATCTCAGGCTTAGTCTTGTAGGCAACTGAGTTGTTAGCTAGTGCTCGTTGACCATTTCTGTAGATTTGCTTGTCAGGCTCATCCCACCACTCACCAGATTTGGCGAGTCGCATCTGTTCGTCACCTAGATTAGACAAACTAATTAATGCTGAACGACGAACGCCGCCCACAACCACAATCTCACCTACCTTACACATAAGATCGTGGCATTCAATAGGGTACAGCCTACGTCCTGCAGCCTTTTTAAATTTTTTGACAGTAAAGTTAAACAGATCAATAAGGGGTTGTGGACCACTTGCTCTGCCGCCCATGACCTTCAAACGAGCACCAGCTTCACGAACTCCCGACATATCCCACGAAGGAACCTGTCCAGCGTAGAGCAGCGCAATCAACTCGCGCAGTGCCTTTGCCCATCCCGGTTTGCTATCAGCTACCTTGATCACAGTTTCTGAATCATTGAAGTTGTCGCTAACTACTGGCAATTTGTCAACGTTCTCTCTTTCTACAGAGAAACCGACTCCTGTGCCGCACATCAAGATGTACATACACTCATCGAACGCACGAGGACTGTCTACTGGGATGTAGCTACAGTTATAGCCACACACTGCATCACGCTCTAGGGCATCACCAGCAGTCATCATAGCCCTCATCGAAGGCATGACCCGCAGGTTGAGGATAGCTTCTTCGAGTTCGTTCCTCAGTGAACTGTCCAGCTTATAGCCGTGCTTATCGTGCACATAAGAATCCATAAAAGAAATATATCGGGATACAGTCTCATCCCAGTTCTCCCTGCGCTGCTCGTCTTCGATCCAACGTGCATAGCGCGACTTGTGAATGAATTGTTGGTAT